CTCACCAAGCGTGACCATGGACTTACGGCAACCTTACAAGCACAGGAGAACGATACCAGCCTGACTGTGTTGACCAAGCTGTTCAAGAACAAGGACTCAGCCATCAACCAAATCATGACCAAGTACGGTGAGGTCTATGCGTATCACAAGAAGCACACGCTACCCTATGTAGACGCTGGCCCACGCATCCTGCCTAACGACATGTATATGGAGTACACACAGGAGATGAAGCATCGCATCGCTCAGGTGGACAACCTGCTAGACACTTACATGCCAATGTATGACCAGCTAGTGACTGACGATGTTATGTACCGCAACTCTGGCCATGCTGCAGGTCGTGCCAACGCATCCGAGTATCCCACTGCAGAGCAGTTCAGACAGTCCATGTCAGCCGAGCTCAGGTTCCAGCCCATGGCAGACGCATCGCACTTTCTGTTCGACCTCAGTGACGATGACTTGGCAGCGTTCAAACGAGCAGAGGAAGAAGCCTCAGCCGCAGTCAACACCGACACCATCCAGCGCATGCTCAAGCCCATCGCCTCTCTTGTAACCAAACTTGCTGAGTACCAAGGTGCCAAGGGTGAGCGCTTCCACAACAGCCTGATTGACAACGTTATCGAGGGGTGCAAGCTCGCTCGCAAGCTGGCAATCAACCCAACGCAAGCATTACTGGACGAGATTACCTCACTGGAAGAAGCTGCGCAGGGTTACTTGGCAGATGTGGAGATGATTAAGGGCTCGCCTAACAAGCGTAGCGAAGCCAAGCGCAAGCTGGAGGAAGTAGCTGCAAGGATGGGAGCGTTTGCATGAACTTCACTGAACTTGAATACATCCTGATGCTGGCTGTAGCTGTACTGCTGTGGCGTAACTCGTCCATGAGGGCGTGGGCTATGAGCGAGGAGTACCGTGCTAACAAGTATGCCCATTGGCTGATGGGCGTGTACGAGAAGAAAGGAAAGATCGTGCAGAAGGACGATGGATATTACTTTGAGGAGAGCAAATGAAAAAGCCGGTAGGAAATAACGAACGTGGGCGTATCACTGGTATGCCCGGTACACAGACAACTGTGACGCTGTACCCACAGACACTAGGTGTAAGGATGCGTAACAGCATCATCCGTATGCTTGAGAGTCGCACCATCGAGGGTGGCTGGGCTTCCAAGTCACGCCAGATAGCACAGGCTTTGTCTGAGAAGTATGGTCTGCAGTGCGGCTTAAACAACTGGAATGGCATACGCATTCTAGGTATGTCTGACAGGACGGCACCGCGTATCCGAGAAGTTGTTGTAGCTGACTGGACAGCGTGGTTGCTTGAGAATCCAACATACCGCAATGGCTACTACAGCGGTCTACATGAAGTTGCCTTGCAGTACATCGACTCCCTCGACCAGAACTTCTACGTAACTATGCACGACAAGGTCTCAATCCGTAAGGTTGTAGAAATCTTGACAGAAGATACTGCACCGGAGTTGAAAGAAAAATCAAAACAAGTAGCAGACCTACTCAGAGGCACTGAGCCCATCCACCTCATCACTTTCTAAGGAGTAATCATGGCAGTTACCACACTTGACCGTGCCAAAGTGTCCATCGTGACACAGCATCCGTTCTTCGCATCCATCCTCATGAAGCGCAAGCTCATCGAGGACAACACCATCCCCACTGCCGCTGTCGACCAGCGTGGTCAGATTTACTACAACAAGTCATTCGTCGAGAAGCTGTCTGTTGACGAGCTTGTGTTCTTGCTGTGCCATGAGGTCGGCCATGTCATCGGTCAGCATGCACTGCGCCGTGGTACTCGCAACGCCAAGAAGTGGAACATCGCAGGCGACGCATGGATTAACGACATGCTCAAAGACGCTGGTATCGGTGCTGTCATCCCCAACTGTGTCAATATGCCCGGCTCCAAAGACGAGACAGTCGATGTTATCTACAACAAGCTGCCCGACAATCCTGACGGCCATGGCCCCGGCGGTACTGGTGACGACTTGATCGAGCGTGGTTCACCACTCACTCCTGAAGAGGCTGACCGCATCGACGCTGAGACCCGTGTCGAGATCGCCCAAGCAGCACAAGCAGCCAAGGCACAGGGCAAGATGCCCGGCTCACTGGCCAAGATCGTTGCTGACCTCATCGACAGCCATACACCGTGGCACGATATTCTTGAGCGCTATATGACCACCTTCACCCGTGGTGACTACACATGGTCTCGTCCTAACCGCCGCTTCGTTGACACATACTTGCCCTCTACTGGTAAGTCCCCTGAGATGGGTGAGGTTGTCATCCAAGTCGACGTGTCTGGCTCGATCAGCAAGCTCGAGCTCGACCACTACAACGGCCACTTGCAACGCATCGTATCCCTGTGCAACCCCAAGCGTGTTCATGTCTTGTATGTCGACACTGCGGTGGCCAAGCACGAGGTGTTCGAGCAGGGTGAAGAGCTTGCCCTGACCTTCTACTGCGGTGGCGGTACTGACATGGAAGAGGGCTTCAACTACATTGCCAAGGAGGGTATTGAACCAGAAGTATTCGTATGCTTGACTGACGGTTACACCGACTTCAACACTGACAACGCCCCTGACTACCCAGTCGTGTGGTGTATTTCTAGTGACATTGAGGCTCCATACGGCGACAATATCCACTTTACCTTGGAGCAATGACATGAACGCTAAAGACCAACTCGAGACTCTCATCGAGACTTACAACGGCATCTTCCGTATGTGCTACGACGCACTGGCGGCTGACGCATCACAGGAGCAACGCGATGCCCTCAGAAAATCTATCAGTGGGTTCCTTGACGAGTCACCCGATACAAAAGAGTAAGCCACTACGCGCTGAACGTAGCGACACCATTGGCGTGCAGGTAGTGCGCAACCAGCAAGGCTGGCACGTCAATGTCTCAATTAACAAGGTGCCCAACACCCACTACGGGCCCTTCAAAGAACCAATAACGCTCTCAGAAGCGATGGTTTATGTCTCAACACTAATCAAACTTGAAGAAGGAATTTGACATGGCAACCGTTTACATCACACAAGAACTTATTAATCGCGTCAAGCAAAAGATCAGTTCTATGAGTAGGGCTGAGCGCAGTAGTGACTTGCCCAAGATCGACATGAACTTCCCTGTCGACGCAAGCCACCTGTTCAACGTCGGGTGCTGGGGTGCTTCCAATGTACACTTAGTCAACCAAATCCCCAAGGACTGGCTGTCCAAGCAAGAGAGCGCTAATATCAACGTGCTTGGTACGCTTGACGATGGTCGCAAACTGCTCGCTAGTGTTCGTTTCACTGGACTGAGCAGCGCATACGCTAGGCCCAAGGACAGTTACTACGCCAAGACAGACTCTGAGTTATCGCTTGAGTACGTACGCGCACTACCAGAGGAAGCTGTTGGTAGGGCAGAGTTGTTGCAACGCTGGGATGACGCAGTGGTAGAACTGTCCATCAGAGACAAGTGGGCAAAAGTTGAGACTGATATTGTTGAATTCTTGCGCAAGTGCAAGTCGCTTAACGAGGCAGTCAAGTTGTTTGCAGGTGTGCGCATGTACCTGCACTACGAAGACATTGAACGCTTAGACCGTAAGGTCGAGCGTGCATCACAGCGCAAGGCCATTGTTGAAACAGTGGACACAGACGGACTTACAGCCGCAGCTATTGCTGCCAAACTCGCGGAGGCATCATGAAAAAAGTATTCCCAACCATTCCCGTAGGCCACAAAGATTACAAGTGGACGTCCGGTGCTGATGTGCAGGCCACATGGATGCGCTTCGGATGGAAGCCTGTGTTCGGTAACAAGTTCGAGCCCATCCTACCCAAGGATTCGCACGTCGTGCAAGAGACGCGTAAGTATTGGAGGGTCAAATGACGTGGCCGTTTCCGTCATTCCCCAACCCAAAAGATAACAAGCAGACTGTCCCTAAGTTCAATCCAGACAACCACGAGGACGCACCACTATGACAGCATTGGATAGATTCAACAACCTACCAGCAAGGGTACGCGACGAGATACTTGATAACCATCGCACATTCAACGTAGACCATCTTGACTGGTGGGACAGTGTGTATGACGACTTCAAGCTCGACATGGATGCCATTGGCATTGAAGTACATCGCATGTATTTCAGCGGCTTCTGGTCGCAGGGTGACGGTGCTTGCTTCGAGGGGCGTGTGTATTCATGGGAAGACTTCTTGGCATCGCTCGGGCGCAAAGACCCAGCACTCATAACGCTGGCAGATCACTCGCACTGGAAGTTCGGTGTCGAACACAAGGGTCGCTACTACCACGAGAACTGCACACGCTTCGACTCATGCCTTGCCACACTTGACTGCCACGATGCCTACGACGAAGAAGACTTTGCGAGTGTCTTCTCACCATACAAGTCAGAGATTCAGACTGCTGCATGGATGGCACTGATCGCTGATTACAAGCGCGAAGACTTGGAGCAAGAGTTCACCGAAGCTTTCAAAGACCACATGCGTGCGCTATACAACCGACTCGAAGTCGAGTACGACCACCTTACATCTGACGAATCTGTGCTGGAAGCGTTAGATGCCAACGATATGTTGGAAGATTTAATCAACGACCACATGGAGAGTGAATATGCCTGACTTGAAATCTGAATTGAAGAAACTCGAAGCCCTGCGATTTGACGACGAGGGTACAACACAACAGGAAGTAACTATGCAAGAAACAAACAACCCAAATGGCATCTCAGCCACGTTCTTCAACGTAATCAAGAACAACCCCGGATGCACCCGTGGTCGGCTCCTAGACTTAGCGTACGAGGCTGGTGTAGGTAAGTCATCGTCGTCTTCTCTCATCGGCCAGTTCCAATCCCGTGGGCTAATTCGTTCCGTTGATTCCAAGGCTGGCCTGACTTTCTTTGCGTTGGGTGAAGAATATAAACCCGGATATGTCAAACGACCAAAGAAAGCTGCTAAAGTTGCGGCCCGAAAACCAGCACCTGTACTGGCTGCTCCAAAACAAGAGACCAACGTGTCAGAACTACTCAACAACATGTCAATCATGAAAGCCCGTGCGCTGTACGACGAGCTCAAACAAATCTTTGGTGCCTGATATGTACTTGAAGTCAATTGATAACCCAGTACACCAGTCAGGACACATTGTTGACTACAAGCTCCTGCAAAAAGCGTTTGACGACATGAACCGTAACTTCAACGAGATTCAGGTGCAGGTACACAGTCAGACTTTAAAAAACGTTGAACTTCAGACAATCAATATACAACTCATGCAACTCCTCAACTGGATTGCAACAACCAACCCACAAATCCTCGATGAATTCCAGACCACCGCAACTGCCTTCGACAAACTCGTACCGAGAGACGCTGGAGACAGCGATGTCGCGTGCGCACAAGCTTAGGCTTTGTGAAAAATGCGGCAACGACTCCGAACCCTTGGGCGGCATAGAGATGCGCGGTAAGTGGATGTGCCACAAATGCTGGACAAGATACGCCAACAGAAAGTAATCAATGCGCAAGCGTAGTAGTTACAGACCAAAGCGTGTTCTGTTAAATCCGTTGGGCTATGTACTGGAGAGCTTGTCCCCGGTTAATAGTCACACGTCGTTCATGCTTGACCTGAAGATTAAAAACCATGGTTCCATGGACGCACTAACCAAAGGCGTAGCCAAGAGCGCTGACATTGACTCCCTCATATCAATGGTCAACATGACAGAAGCTTTTGCTCGCCTTGGGTTTGGCCAAGAGTACAGCGAAGTTGTTCGTGACGGCTTGCAAGCCCTGCGTGATGTAGGTAAGCGCGGCGTTACGACTGGCAGCTTTGTTCTCAAGGCTCATGAGATGAACGCACTCAACTCTGTCATGGAGTTGCACGATGCCCAGATGGAAGTGGTGACCCTTGGTGACATGGACAAGGCCATCGCACTGGTACAAGAAGAATACAGGTTGAAAAAGATGACACCTATATTGGAGAAATCATGACACCAGAACAAAGAAAACATTTTGAATATGTGCGTGATGAAATGCACGGAGAAGCACTGGCAAAGCAGCCAGCGCAGCAAGCCCTCGACAAGAAGGCAGAGAACGCCCGTGAGTTGGGGTTGGACTATGAGCCAGCACAGCAGGAGCCTGTGGCTTGGCTGGAGTTACTGCGTGAAGCCAGAGACAACTGCAAAGCGTCAATTGTGGAGGAAGGCATCAGTGCAAGCCGCAAGGAATACCGCATTGACCTTGAGGCCCGATTGACTGCCGCGCTAAACACATCCCCGCAGCCAGCACAGCGCACATGGGTTGGGCTGACGGATGAGGAGGACATGGAGTTGTGGAAACGCATTTCACATCTGCCGTACAACATCGTACGCCACGCCATCGAAGCCAAACTCAAGGGGAAGAACAATGCGTAATGTCAGTGGCTACCTGACAGACGATGGGCGATTCTTCCAAGACAAGAAAGAAGCAGAAGCCCATGAAAGACTGCTTGGTGTGAACAAATTGATTGAGCAATTTGTGGCAATGAAGTGGTCTAAGGGCGACAACATAGAAGATTCGCTTCAGGCATGGGAACGATACAAAACGGAGATGAACAAATGAAAACAGTGATTGATATGGCGCGTGAGGCTGGGGCCACGCCCTACACAAACCGCCATTACCCAGACCGACCCACACACACGTTCACCATTGAGCAGCTTGAACGCTTTGCCGAGCTTATCCGTGCCCAAGAGAACGAAGCCTGTGCCCTGATCGCAGACGAAGCAGAGCCGTACAACGCAGCGGACTTGATCCGCAAGAGGGTGAAGAAATGAAAGTTGTCATCTACACAAAATCAGGTTGCCCCAATTGCGTGACAGCCAAGTTGCTCTTGAAGTCCAAAGGGATTGGGTACGAGGAGATGGACTTTGATGATGTTGATGTGCGAACCGTGTTCACACGGTTGTACCCAGAAGCCCGTCAGATGCCACAGATTTTTATCGAGGGCCAGCGTGTCGGTGGATTGGCTGGGCTGCAAGAAGCGTTGAAGCAGATGGGATACGTATGAACGCAGCACAAGTCGTACAGTTACTTAAAGCCTTGATGCAAGGGCCAGCTAGCAGAGTCGAACTGGCAGAGCGTGCAAGCGCGAACCCAAAAGTTGTTGGCAAACTACTAGCGGAACTTAAGGCTGAGAAGATGGCCTACGTCGTCGGCTACAGCGCCCACACTGATGGGCGTAACCGCGTAAAGATATACGCTATGGGTGAGGGCGAGGATGCCAAGCCTCTGGCTACACAATCACAGGTGTCACGTAGTCGAAAAAGTTACCTGAAGAAAGTGCGAACTAAAAAGCAAGCGACCATCAAGACAACATTTGTTGGCGGCAAAGGACTATGGCAATGACAAACATCAAACTGACAAGCGACCAGTTCGCAGTGGTCGACATAAACAACAAGTGGTTGGACGCTAAGAAATACTCCCCACCACGAAGCGCCAAGATGCTGATGATCGACAGAAAAATGGGAGTCGCTGTCCTTGGTGTGTGGCGCGACTCTGATCGGTGGACACACTGGTGCCCTCTACCTACATTTGAACGGGATGACGAATGACAAGACGTTACGCATCGCATGAAGTACGCGAACTGCTACGAGCCAACCCTGACGGGCTTACCATGAAACAGCTCATAGCTGCGTTCCCCGACAGAACTGAGTCCAACATCCGGCGAACAATTAAAGGTTTGCCAGACGCATACATTGACCGATGGGAGTCAGCCCCACGTAAGGCCTACAAGGCAGTATGGTGCGTGGTTATTCCCCCGGAGAATTGCCCACACCCAATCAGAGGAACTACAAGATGACAACAGACTGGACACAAGAGGAAGAAGAGGTAATGCAAAACATGATCGCCCAAAGCACAAACGCACTAGACGTACAGGTAGACGGCAACCACTACAAAGATCAAGCCATCCAGCCAGTGGAGTACATACACGCCAACAACATTGGCTACATGGAGGGCAACGTAATCAAGTACGTGTCACGCTGGAAAAAGAAGAACGGCATCAAAGACTTGGAGAAAGCCAAGCACTACATTGAACTGCTTATCGAGCTGGAGGCACGCAAATGTTCGGCAACTTAATGCACGCCCTTATTGGGCAGAGCGCAGCTAACGCTATTGGTAGTTCCCTGACATCATCACAGATGAACAGCATTAACAGTTCCCTGACATCTGGTGTTATCAGCCATCAAGGCATGTTGAATCCAGTACAAGCAAGACGCGCTATAAGTAAAAAAATCTTCAGTGGCAACATCGAAGTGCAGCAAGTAGCCAACGGCTTTGTAGTCAACATTGCCACCCGAGAG